GCTGCGTCCTTTCTGGGGAGAGTTCGGGATTTCAGGTCCTGGGCGAGGTGGCACAGGCCGTCGACACGCAGGTGCACCTTCATGTCCGTCTCGGAGACGTCGATGTGATCGATCAGGATTGAGGCAATGCGCGCTTGTTCGGCTGGGAAGAGTTCGCTCCACAGCGGGTCAAGGCTTTTGAGCGCCGCGTGGATATCCTGCTCGCTGCAGGCCCGCTTGTCGTCTGCAGCGTTTCGCCAGGACTCGGCCACGATTTCAGGTTGCCGGAAGACCGCGCGCAGCTGCGCGGTTACATTGGCTTCGATTTCACCGGCGGGGATGCGGCCCACAGGACAGCTGCCAGCACCGTGCTTCAAGATGGTCTGGCTGACATAGTAGCGGTAAAGCCGGTTGCGCTTGCGGGTGTGGGTCGGCGAAAACATCGCGCCGTCAGGTCCGCGTATCAGGCCCGCCAGCAATGCAGGGGTCTGTTTGCGGGTGCCAGCGGCGCGGGTATGCGGATTTTCGCTATTGATCTCGTTGGCCTTTTCCCAGGTTTCCATGTCGATGATAGGTTTGTGCAGGCCGGGATAGGTCTCGTCCTTGTGCACGATCTTGCCGATATAGATCGGGTTACGGAGGATACGATAAAGGTATTTGTTATCCATGGGCTTGCCCCTGGGGGTCGTGAGGCCGCGCTTGGCCGCTTCCTTCGCGACTAGTAAGGCCGACCCCAAGTTAACGAACCGCTCAAAGAGCCACCGCACATCCGCGGCTTGGGCGTTGTTGACCTCAAGCCGGCGGTTGATACAAACGTAGCCATACGGTGGGACGCCGCCCATCCACATGCCTTTCTTCTTCGAAGCTGCGACCTTGTCACGGATGCGTTCGGCGGTCACCTCGCGCTCGAATTGGGCAAAGGACAGCAGGATGTTCAGCGTCAATCGTCCCATCGATGACGTGGTGTTGAACGATTGCGTGACGGAAACGAAGGTTACGTTATTTCGCTCGAAGGCCTCGACCAGTTTGGAAAAGTCCATCAGCGAGCGCGATAGGCGGTCGATTTTGTAGACCACGACCACATCGACCAAGCCGTCCTCGATATCGGCCAGCAGCTGTTTTAACCCGGGCCGCTCCAATGTGCCGCCGGAGATGCCGCCGTCATCATAGTGGTCACGAAGGACGACCCAGCCCTCTGAACGCTGACTGGCGATATAGGCCTCGCAGGCTTCGCGTTGGGCGTGAAGCGAGTTAAACTCTTGCTCGAGCCCTTCCTCGCTGGATTTGCGCGTATAGACCGCGCAGCGCATCTTTCTGGGTGCTGGTTTTGTCATTTGCGCTTCCTGTAATTGTTGAGGCCGAAAAACACCGGGCCGTTCCAGCGAGTGCCAGTGATGGCCCGCGCAATGGCGGAGAGGGATTGATACGGGCGGCCTTGCCATTCGTAGCCATCGGCGGTGACGGTCACGACGTATTCCTCACCTTGCCACTCACGGATCAGGCGGGTGCCTGCGATGGGCTTCAGATCATGGCGAATGCGCCTTTTGGCGGAGTTGTCGCCGTCCCATTTCTCGGCCAATTCCTCGAGCCGCTTGCGGGTCTCTGGTTTTAGGCCGCCATAGGCGAGTTCTTGGATGCGATAGCTCAGACGCGTTTCCAGATAGCGACGGGTAAAGGGCGGTGGCTCTGTGCCCATCAGGTCGCGCCAGATTTCGCGCAATTCAGTGGGTGTCTTAATTCTGAGAGCAGCGACGCGGGCGTAGACGGGATCTTCTTTGGTCATGGGACCTCCTTGTGAGTTGGTTCCACATGAACGCTCCGTCTTGCGCGAAAGTGTAGTGAACTTTCTCTCTTATTTTCAGTGTGTTGCCTGACTTTTCGAGCGCGCATCCGCAAATATCCAACTGCAAGGATCTTGCACAATTCGGCACGCCGCTCGCGTGGCGTCATTTTCGTTGGATGCAAAGCATTGGCCGCAGTCAGCGGCGCAAAGATATCGTCGTACATTTTGGGCTCTCTCAGATTTGTACGCTGAGAGAACCGTCCTCTTCTCACTTATTCAAGCAAAAACAATAGCTTGTCGGCTTATGTCGGTTTGTGGCGCCTTATGTCGGCGGCTTGGCTTAGACCCGGCGACCGTACCAGCGAATCCGCCCAACGATGTTGACCTCGTCGAGAAGGCATTCATAGGGCGAGTAGTTGGGATTGTCTGAAGTGACACGAATGCGTGGTGGCTCACTGGAGGGAATGTGCTCGATCCGTTTGGCCATCAGCCCCATGCCGTCATGCAATACGAAAAGCCCAGGCGGATAAGGCGACTTGCGCCCCATATCGACCAGGATCGTATCGCCATCATTTAGAGTGGGCACCATGCTGTCCCCAGTGACGCGCAGGATCCGCAGGTTCTTCGGATTAGCTTCCAGCTCGTCTTCAATCCAAGACAGACGAAAATGATAGAGTTTACTGGCTTGCTCATCCTCTGCATGCACGATTGTGCCGCCACCAGCTGAGGCTTTCGCCTGAACACCGGAGATGCCAACAAACGTCGTGTCAGGGGAATAGATTTTAGGGGCCTCGCCCTCGACCGTGCCATCGCCGTCGATCAGCCAGTCAACGTCGACCTTCAAGACGTCTGCAACCTTCTGCAACTTGGCACGGCTCGGACGCACAGACTTGCCACGGATGATGTCGTAGATGAAGGAACGGTTGAGGCCCGAGGCCTCGGCCACCGCTGCAGGCGTCATGTCGAGCTGAAACGCGCGAGCCTTCAGTCGCTGTGCGATGTTGGTGACGATCATGGTTATCCCCAGCCAATTTGTGGACTAAGTTGGATATCTATTCTGTTGAAAGTGGACAGTCAAACAGATAAGAACAATATGTGAACAAAGGAGGCTGCCGCCAGTGTTGATTCCACGAGACTATTTCACCCTACAGGAGGTTCTGGCGGACTGGGGCATCTCCGAGTCGGAACTGGGCTACGTCGTGGAGATGGGCCAGCTGACGCTGTCAGTCCGCGTCTATGGCTCTTTCGTCGTTGCTGACCGGAAAGATCGACCTGGTCGATGCAATCCTGACTTCGAAGGCGTGGTGGATCTGGAGCGGCGTGATGCGATGCGGGTGCTGCGCAAGCAGGCCTGTTCTGTCCCGTCCTTTGCTCAAAACGGTGGTATCGTGGCAACGTCGGAGGGCGGTACCGATTGGGTGGTCTATCGCGACGCGCTTCTTGTCCGCGCCTCAGAGCGCGAGCATTTTGAGGCAACGATCATGGCCGCGGGTGCGCCCCATGCCAAGGATTATGATCGTTTTTTGTCGTTTGATCTGAATGGGCAGCACTACTTTTTTACAGACATGCAGGCGCGCGCTTTGAACTATTTGTTCATCTGCGCAATCACGGGTGACCCAGAGCAGCGCGGCACTCAGATTTTGGCGGCGGCGGGTTCGGCTTCTTTGAAGCTCAGCTATTTGTTTTCCAGCCGGAAGGGGTGGCGCGACATCGTACATCCAGTCGCAAAGCGCCGAGGATATTACATGCTCGAACCCGCCTTGGTGGTGACGATGCGCGTCGGCCCCTGATATTAAACCTCATGCTGAACAGGCCCGCTTCATGCGGGCTTTTTTGTGTCTGTCGCTCATCGTGATTCGTTTTGGCCGCCAACCGAGCAGCCCCCTTCGGTCGGTGTTCGGTCGGAGCTTGGTTGGTGAATGGTTGGTGTTGGGTTGGAGCTCCAACCGAAAATTTTCCGGCCATTGATTTTCCAACAAAAAATAAATTCTGTCACCGACCATTCATGCCACGACCTCCAACCCAAGGGTTTGGCAAGTTGCCCTCATCAACTCGATGAGGACCGCCATGGAACAAGACCACACCCTATTGAGCACGAAGCTCTTGTCCCGGCGCTGGAACATTGCGCCGCGCACCCTGGAACGTTGGCGCGCCGAAGGCCGTGGGCCGCAATTCGTCCGAATTGGCCGGCATGTGCGCTATCGCCAAACTGATATCCAGGCCTTTGAGGCCAAGCATATCGAGGCTGCCGGAGCAGCGCCGACCCTGACGCTTGTTGAGTGCGCCGCATGATCGCGCGTCTCTCAACCAGCGCGCCCGCTGTTTCGGAAATCACGCTGATGGCGTGGGTTGACGTCGCCGAGCCTGGCGCGCGCCTCGTCTATCACCGCGGCTTTCTGGTTGTCGACACGACGCCCAATGTCTCGACGCTAGGGAAACCCGCGCTCGAGGATCTGCGGGCCACGGCAAACGCAGCGTACCGGCTTTCCGAGCTCGGCCGCATCCACCTTGTCCAGGAACGCCTTGGTCCGGACCGGTTCGCCTATCTCGCCATCGCCCGCCCGCACAAGGGCACCGTTCCCTCCGCATCAGTGAAGCAGCTGGCGGCAGCTGCCTGACCCATCCCCCGAAAAGGAGCCCCCATGACTTATCCCGAAAACACCCCGAGCGTGGACGACATGCTCAACATGCCCACTGGTGAGTTGGCACAGATGCCGGTCGAGTTGCTGGCTGGCCTTCAAGGCGAGCTTGATCACGCCAGCAAACAACTGAAAGCCGCGACTGCCCGGTTCAGCGCTGCCCTTGAGGTGCGCTACGCCACCCGCGCCGCCGAGGCCCGTCGGGCCTGTGGAAAGGACACCGGCACGGTGCGCCTCGCTGATGGCGATTATACCGTGGTCGCCGATCTGCCCAAACGCGTTGACTGGGACCAGGAGGCGTTGGCGCAGATCGCCCGGAACATAGCTGACAGTGGCGAGGACCCGGCCGAGTTCATCGACACCAAGCTGACGGTCTCGGAGCGCAAGTACGGGGCGCTGCCTGAAGCATGGCGCAAAGGCTTCGAGCCTGCGCGAACCGTCGGCTCTGGCAAGGCCAGCTTCAAGCTCGAGCAGGCCAAAGCCCCCTGAATGCGGCGGCGGGGACGCCCTGACCGAAAGGCTGGGCAGGCTCCCCTTCGGCGCCCGGTCACCCCCCGCCGCCGTTGATTTTTCACCCAACCAAAGGAGCGCGCCATGGCATTGCGCATCATCACCGCCGACGAACGATTGTCGGCATCTGAAAACAAGACGTCGCTGGCGGTATTCGGCCCGCCGGGTGTGGGCAAAACCACGCTGATCAAGACGCTGCCCGCAGACAAGGCGGTGTGCTTCGATCTCGAGGCTGGCATGAAATCCGTTCAGGACTGGCGCGGGCCCAGCATCCCGATCCGCAGTTTCCCTGATTTCCGGGATCTGGTGATCCTGATCGGAGGTCCGGATCCAGCGCAGCACCCAGGCAGCTATTATGGCTCCGAGTACCACGCCCATGTGCAGACGAAATATGCCGAAAGCGGGCTGGAAGCCTTTCTGAAAGACCGCTCGATCATTTTTGTCGACAGCATCACCGATTTGACGCGTCAGGCGATGGCCTATGCCAAACAGCAGCCGGAGGCGTTTTCAGACCGTACGGGCAAACCGGATGTTCGGGGTGCTTACGGGCTTCTGGGCCGCGAGGTGATTCAGGCGCTGAAGCACCTGCAGCATGCGCGTGGCAAGACCGTCATATTCGTTGGCGTCCTGGAAAAAGTCACTGATGAGTACGGGGCGTCGTCTTGGGTGCCGCAAATGGAAGGCACCAAAGCGGGCCGGGAATTGCCCGGCATCGTCGATCAGGTCATCTCCATGCAGCTTTTTGGCAAGGATGTGGAAGAGGCCTGGACGCTTGATGTGACATCCACCGACCGTCGCCTTGTGTGCAAATCCGGCAATCCTTGGGGCCTGCCCGCGAAGGATCGATCGGGCCGTCTCGACATGACTGAACCGCCGGACCTCGCAGCGCTGCTGGCCAAGATTGATGGCCGCGCGGCACTGAACCCTACCACCGCATCCTCCGTCTAAACAGGAAAGGACAACTCCCATGAGTTTTGATTTGAACGACGCCGGACCGCAAATGGCCCCGATGGGCGAGCTGATCCCCGATGGCACCTTTGCCAAGGTGATGATGAAACTCCGCCCCGGTGGTGAAAATGGCGCCAGTGAAATGGATGCGGGGCTCTTGAAGGCCTCGCCGCACAGTGATGCGAAGATGCTCGACTGTGAATTCACCGTGACCGAGGGCCCCTATGCTCGGCGCAAGTTCTGGCAGCATTTCACCGTTGCGGGCGGCAAGCTTGACGAAAAAGGTCAATCGAAGGGCTGGAACATCTCGAAAAGCGCCTTCCGGGCGATGATCGACAGTGCCCTTGGTCTCAAACCTGACGATTTGAGCGAGACGGCTCGTTCCAAACGTGTGATCGCCGGTCTGAAACAGCTTGATGGCATCACATTTGCCGCGCGGATCATGGTCGAGGCCCCGGACAACCCGAACTACCGCGACAGCAACAAGATCGCGAATGTGGTGCTGCCCAATGAGCCGACCTACGCCGCGATCATGCGCGGAGAAACCGTCTCGCCCGAGCCGGTCAATGCGCCGCCGCGCAAATCATCGGCGGCGGTGCCGGCAGCTTGGAACGCACAAGCCCCTGCCGAGACGGGCTGGTCCAACGCGCCACAGCAGGCCCCAGCCGCGCAAGCACAGCCTGGCGCGCCCACATCGGCGGCAACACCTGGGGGTGCTCCGGCCTGGTTGAACAGCTGAGCCCATGACCCCGGATGAATGGCAGGCGCATGTCACGCGCGAAGCGGCAAAGGAGATCGGCAAATGGCTCGAGGCCCGCGGAAGATTGGATCGTCCCATCGCAAGCCTGCGGCTCACGGATCTCGACGCCATGGCCTCGGTGGCCATCAGCCGGTTCGTCGTTCTGGCCTCCGTCAAGATACGGGAGGAACCGGCGGCGCATCCGGAGCTCGAAAACCTGCTGATGGGGTGAGCGGCGTCTCGGAAACCCTTCGGGGGAGGGTTTCAGCCGCGAACGGGCGGGGCCCAGGCGTCTGCGCGCTTTGCGGGCGAGAAGCCCGGGGCTTCGGCTTCTGTCTACGCCTCCAGTGGTCGCAGTTCCCGTTCCACAAATTCTGTTCGCGCCGGTGTCAGGACATCGGCGCGGACCTCGCCAAGAGGAGCTACGGAATGATTGATAAAACAGCACGCGAGGCACAGGCCATCCGCGATGCCCGCAAGGATTTTGCAGAGGCATTGACGGCACTTGGTCTGATGGCCCCGTTTTTTGACCGCACAGCGGCCGAGATCGACCAGCTAATTGAAGCAGCGGTCACCGGCTACATCGAGAGCATGCAGACCCAAGGCGCGCAGCCGGAACGCGATGGCCGCCTGCCTGAAGACCCTATTCCATTTTGAGGTGTTCCCATGATTGATCTGAACCATGGGTCTGGCGCGCAATACGCGACCTCGCGCCCCACGCCCGACATCACCACAGCTCTCAGCGATGCGATAGACATCGGCCTTGGCGCCCGACAGCGCAGCGAGCGACCGCGTCGCTATGTCAGCTCTTCTGGTCTTGGCCGCGCCTGCCAGCGGCAGATTCAGTATGATTATCTGGCCGTGCCAAAAGACGAAGGTCAGGACTTCACGCCCAGAACCCTCCGTATTTTTGAGGCGGGCCATCGCGGCGAGGATATGGTCGCCAGCTGGATGCGCCTTGCGGGGTTTGATCTGCGCACCGAGCGCGACGATGGACGGCAGTTCGGCTTCACGGCTTTGGGCGGACGGTTCAAGGGCCATATTGATGGCTGCATCGTCAGTGGCCCGGTCCAGATGTCCTATCCCGCACTTTGGGAAACCAAGGCGCTCGGGGCCTCGAGTTGGAAGGACACGGTCAAACGCGGGGTTATCGTTTCAAAGCCTGTCTACGCGGCGCAGATCGCGCTCTACCAAGCCTATCTGGACCTGCCGAACCCGGCGCTCTTCACGGCGCTCAATCGCGACACGATGGAAATCTATGCGGAACTGGTGCCATTCGATGCAGCGCTGGCCCAGCAGATGAGCGATCGCGCTGTCGCCGTGGTGCGGGCGTCGGATGCACAGGACTTGCTGCCGCGCGAGGCGGCCGAGCCGACCTCGGTTGTCTGCAAGGGTGGCATGGCTGCGGGCCATTGGCATCCACCCTGTGCCTGGGCTCAGCAGTGCTGGAGGGCGAAGTCATGATCCCTCAGGCTTACGAATTTAAGCGCATCGCATCCCGGTTTCGGCAGGTATCGACTTTCGGCTTTCTCTTTGAAGGCATAGAGACTGCGCCGGTCTATTATTTCGACGATCAGGAAAGCTTCGACAGCGACGAAGTCGGTGCACTGCGCGCGCAAATCATTGCTGGACCGCTCCGGCTGCCGCACCCTTGCGTCGTTTTCGAGGTCAAGGACCGGGCACCGGAGCGCGCCTCACTGTTGGTCTACGCACGTCAGTTTGACGATCGCGTCGAAGCAGCCTTCTTCTTTAAGGACCAGCGCAAGCGAAAATGGACGGATTGCCTGATCCACGCCGTCTTCTCCGAACCCGGGTTGGCCGAAGGATACCCGAACCCAAAGCTGGGCGAGGATGAGATCAGCATTTACGGCGAGGTTGCGACTGGCATCGTCTGGCGGGCCCTGAGCATCCTGTCTCAGGTTGCAGAGGTGAAGCCACGCACCATCATGCCAGCGCTGCGCCGCAAATATTCGAAGGCAGGCGTTCGCGGCTGGACCTGGCAACAAATCACGATCGATCCGGAGCGGCTGCGTGCGAAAAGCGCGCCGCAGGGCGGCACCCATGCCAGCCCGCGATGGCATATCCGCCGTGGGCACTGGCGCCAACTTGCAGACGGCCGCCGTGTCTTTGTTCGCCAATGCCAGGTCGGCGACCCCGCACAGGGAGGCGTGGTCAAGGATTACATCGTAAAGGGAACAGCCGCATGACCAGTTTCACGCCCTCCAATAGTCAGGCGGCTGCCATCCGCGCGATCAAGACCTGGTTTGAAACCCGAACCCATGAGCAGCAGGTGTTCCGGCTTTTTGGCTACGCGGGAAGCGGAAAATCCACAGTGCTGAAGTTTGCACTCGATGAATTGGGCCTTTCGCCACACCGGAGCGCCCGGGACGGCACCTGCGTGCCGGGCGTCGTCACCGCTACGTTCACCGGCAAGGCCGCGCTTGTCTTGAGCCGAAAAGGCACGCCCGCGCGCACCATTCACAGCCTGATTTATTCTGTGTCGGAGGCCACAGAAGAGGAAATCGCAGCGGCAGCGCAGAAAGTGCGCGAGGCAGAAACCAGCGTCAGATCGTTGTCCGGGTTCGATCGGACAGCAGCGGAGGCTGGAATTGAGGCCATGCGGCAGGCGTTGTCCGCGATGAAAAAGCCCCGGTTTGCATTGAATGCGCAAAGCGATGCCGCCGACGCCAGGCTGATCGTGCTCGACGAGGTGTCCATGGTGGGCGAGGAGATGGCGCGGGATTTGATGAGCTTCAAGAAGCCCATCCTTGTGCTGGGTGATCCCGGTCAGCTTCCCCCGATCAAGGGAGACGGGGCGTTTACCAACGTCGCTCCTGATGTGATGTTGACTGAGATCCACCGACAGGCATCCGAGAGCGCCATCATCCGTCTGGCCACCATGGCGCGCGAGGGCCAGCCGATTGGCTTCGGCAGCTATGACGACCATGTCGCCAAGATGCACAAGGCCGATATCACACCCGATCAGGCGCTGCGGGGCGGGCAGCTGATTTGCGGTATGAATGCGACGCGGCTGCAGTTGAACAATGCCATGCGTGGGGCGGCCGGTCTAGCCGGTGGCGTCCTGCCCTCAGGAGCTGCCGAGAAAATCATCTGCCTGAAGAACCAGAATGACCTCGGGTTGATCAATGGCATGTTCCTGACGCTCGAAGACATCGTGGACGAGGGCAGCCTCTACTTCTCGGCTGTGGTGACTGACGAGGATGGCCGCGGGGTGGGGACACCTCACCCCAATGGCAAACCTGGCCGTCTGCGCATCTACAAGGGACATTTTGAGGACCATATCGATTTTGATCGCACGCGCCATGATCGGGATTGGAAAGAGAAAAAGCATCTGATCGAGGCGACCTTTGGCTGGGCGATCACCGCGCACAAGGCGCAAGGCTCGCAGTGGGAGAATGTGATCGTCTGGGACGATGGGCTTGGTCGCAGCGAGCTTGACCGCCGCCGATGGCTCTACACCGCAATCACCCGCGCGGAGCGCGGCCTTGTGCTCCTTGCATGAGGTATGGCCCATGATCGACCTCAACGATGTCTTCGTCCCGGCTGCCCGACATAACCTGACAGCCATCAAGGCGCGGCTCGCGGCCACGGCCCGCGATTGGCTGCCCCCGCTCTTCCCGGAGGCACAGCTGACCCATGACAAACGCGCGATGCGGTGCGCCGACCTCTCCGGGCGGCGTTCTCGCGGTGAGGGCTCGTGTGTCATCCATCTCGATGGGCCCTATGCAGGCTGGGGCTTCGATTTTGCGACCGGCGAACGCGCAGGGCCGATCGACATGATCTATCACGCCACGGGCATGAGCGAAGGTCGCCTCTTTGATGAGGCGGCCCGTCTGGCGCGTATAGAACGTGACTTGCCAGTACGACCGGCTGCGCCAGCGCGCCCTGATCACAGCCTTGAAATTCGCCGCATTCTGGACGGGTGCGAGCCCTTGGCAGGAAGCCTTACTGAGACGTATCTGCAGTCGCGGGGGCTGAGAGATCCGGGCTCGCCGGATCTTCTGTTTCACCCTGACCTCACGGATTACGACAGTCGCCGTGGCTGGCCCGGCATGGTCGCGATCCCGCGCTTGGCAAATGGTGATCCAGTCGGCGGCATCCATCGCACCTTCCTGCTGGACGATGGCAGCGGAAAGGCCCCTGCGGGCAAGAAGATGTTGGGCACGATCGCAGAAGCGGCGGTGCGGCTCTTTCCGCTGCCTGAAGATGGTCATCTGGGTGTGGCCGAGGGGATCGAGACGGCGCTCGCGGCTGCCGCGATCTTTGGAAAACCTGTGTGGGCGGCCTTATCGGCCGATGGCATGGCAAGGTTCAAATGGCCTGAGGGCACACGCCGCGTCACGATCTTTGCCGATGCGGGCGAGGTCGGACGTCAGGCGGCCGCAACATTGTCAGACCGGTTGAACATGGCGGATATCCCAAATGAGGTGATGGCTCCGCTCCATGGCGATGATTTCAACGACGATCTTCTGCGGGGGGCCGTAAAGACGGATTACGGCAGTCAAATAACGACCCCCGAGGGCAAGCTCTTGCGCGATGACAGCGGCGTGACGAAGCCTGCCACAGATCTGGAGCCTGCCGCCGACGCGCTGGCCACCGCAACCGAGGGGCTCACCAATCCGCCCGATCTCGCCGAGTTGGGCACCCTTATGGGGCGCATCGTCAAGGCGCGGCTCGAGCCCATGGAAGAACGCCATGTGCTGTCGCTGATCAAGGCGCGCACCGGGATTGCAATGTCGATCCTAGATAAACAGCTTGGCGTCCTACGCCGACGCTTAAACAGTACAGGCGACCTTATGAAGCCCGCTGCCCGCCCGGCTTGGGCGAACCGGCTGCGCCTTGATCTTTCGGGAACGCCCGAGCGCAACGAGGCCAATGTCATCATAGCGCTGAGCTCTGATCCGGCTTTTGCCGGCACCATCGCCTTCGACGAATTCCGACAGGAGGTGGTCGTGTTGCAGCCAGTGCCTTGGGATGAGCAGAACACGGACTATCCGCGGCCGTGGGAGGACAGCGACGACATCCGGCTGGCCGAATGGTTGCAGCATCGGGAAGTGAATGTTGCGCCCCTCGTTGTTGGCCGCTCGGTCGGCGCAGTCGCCCGCGACTACCGCATTCACCCGGTACGCGCCTATCTCGACCACCTGCAATGGGACGGCACGCGTCGTCTCGAGACCTGGCCCAGCCGTTATCTGGGCGCAGCGCCCACGGAATTGACCCATGCCATGGGCAGCCTGTGGCTGATATCTGCCATTGCGCGTGTCTATCGGCCGGGTGTGAAGGCCGACCACATGCTAATCCTCGAGGGCGAGCAGGGCGCGCGCAAATCGACCGCCCTCAAAATACTGGCAGGCGAGGACTGGTTTACGGACGAGTTGCCCGATCTCGGTTCGAAGGACGCCGCAATCCATATGCAGGGAGTCTGGATCGTCGAAATTGCTGAGCTCGACGCTATCGGCCGGGCGGAGGTCTCGCGGATCAAGGCGTTCCTGACCCGCACCACGGACCGGTTCCGGCCACCCTATGGTCGCCACACGGTCGAGATCAAACGCCAATGCGTCTTTGCCGGCACGGTGAACCCGGACACTTATCTACGCGATGAAACCGGTAACCGCCGCTTTTGGCCAATCCGCTGCGGCGACATCGACATCGATGCCCTTGCGCGGGACCGTGACCAGCTCTGGGCCGAGGCCGTGGCTCGGTTCAAGGATGGAGCCATCTGGTGGATCGAGGACAAGGCAATCCTGCAAGCTGCGCGCGAAGAGCAGGACAAGCGGTATCAGTCAGACGCTTGGGATGGGCTGATCGAGCACTGGCTGACGCACGAGCTTCGCGTTGTGGGGGATAGCTATTCATCCTTCGATCCGCCCCGTCGTGAGAGCGTTCTGCGCCACGAGCCGCTGCGAGATGTGTCCGTAGGTGAGATATTGGAAGAGGCCATAGGAGCTGAACCGGCGCGATGGTCGCGGACGGATCAGATGCGGGTCTCTGGGTATCTCAAGAAGAAAGGCTGGGAGCGCTATCAGCGTCGCGAAGGTGGCGAACGCGAATGGCGATATCGCAGGCCGAACGAATAGCGCCGTCAACAAAACACACCACCATTGTGGGGGGCGTCCAGGCCGGGCGCCCCTTTATTTTGTCACCAACCTGCGCATGTCACCAACCCCGCCGAAGGATGGTGACGGAAAAAATGGTTTAGAAACAATGCTGTCACCAACGTCACCAACCTAACGGCGATCTTCTACTCTTATCCATATATGCGTGTATTTTCCCCTCCCCAACCCATCTTCATATACATACAAAGTATTTGGTTGGTGACGTTGATGACGTTGGTGACAGCGTTGTTTTTGTTGAGATATTCGTGTCACCAACCCCCTGAGAGGTTGGTGACAGGTTGGTGACAGGCAGTGCAGACCTGACCACCGCGATTTTTCTTGTTCCCCAGAGTCTGGCGGGGTATTTTCGCGCTGACCAAAGCCGAAGGCACACTCGAATACGTGAGCCTTCACAATGAACACAAATGAACTGATCTCGCCCCCGACGCTGCCTGAGACTTTTGGCGGCGCAAATACCATCCTTGCTCTTGATCTGGGCACGACAACCGGCTGGGCCATCCACGGCTTCGATGGCCTCATCACCAGCGGCACAGTCAGCTTCAAGCCAAGCCGTTACGATGGCGGCGGCATGCGTTACCTGCGCTTCACCAACTGGCTAACCGAGATCGATCGCCTGTCCGGTCCAATCGAGGCGATCTACTTCGAAGAGGTCCGTCGGCACGTAGGCACTGACGCAGCCCATGTTTATGGAGGTCTGCTGGCGGTTTTGACCAGCTGGGGCGAATTGCGTGGTGTGCCCTACCAAGGCATACCAGTTGGCACGATCAAGAAATTTTTGACGGGCCTGGGTAATGCGAACAAGCAGGCCATGATCGATGCCGCCCGCAAGCACGGCTTCAGCCCCACAGATGACAACGAGGCGGATGCTATCGCGATTCTGCTCTGGGCGATCGAGACGCAGGGAGGGTTGGCCTGATGGGCATGCGCTTCACTCCCAAGGGTTACGGCGGCAATCGCCGTGACCCTGAACAAGTCAAACGCGATGGTTGGCATGAGCAGCACATGCTCGCGGTCTCACTCGACGATCATCGACTGACTTGGCCGGAACGGGAACTGGTTCGCCAGCTGGGTGAGAAGCTTTATGGCAAGCTCCCAGCCGTGAGGGAGGAGCGCCATGGCCGATGA